GTGCCGTACGAGGTCGCGGGCCAGCACAAGACCGTCGGCGGCCTGGCGAAGGCCCTCCTGCAGCAGGGCCTGCCGGACGACGGGGTGCTCGCGGCGGTGAAGGCCCAGTTCCCGGACGCCAAGACGACCAAGGCGTCCCTCGCGTCCTACAAGACGGAGCTGAAGAAGGCCGGGCTCATGCCGAATAAGGCCTCGGGGCCGACGGTGACCGTGAAGGCGGTGCCCGACGTCGCCCCGGTGCCTGGCGTGCCGAAGGCCGTGCCGGCCGCAGTTCCCGCCAAGTCCAACTTTGACCTGGCGATGGAGGCGTACGCGGAGGGCAATACCGGGGCTCTCGGCCTGCAGGACGCCCTCAAGGCCCACGGGGTCGAGGTGACCACGGAGGAGGCCAAGGCCCTGAAGGCCCAGGTCATACAGGCGCTCGAGGAGGCCTCCGCTCTCGCGGCCAAGGCGGCCAAGCCAGCTGGCATGCCCAAGCCCGCGCTGTACGGGACGACCGACGAGGACATCCTCTACACCGTCGACGAGGTGAAGGAGCTCATCGCCAAGAAGCAGTACCCCGAGCACATGAGCCCCGAGCAGGCCGCGCTCGCCCTGCTGACCGAGGAGTACACGTGGTCCAAGCCGGCCGCGGAGGAGATCATCGAGCTGGCGATGTACCAGCTGGCCCAGGAGACTGGGCTGGCGACGGCCCCGGCCAAGACGGCCCTCGACCACGTGGTGGAGCTCATCAACTCGGGCAACACCGACACCTTTGCCTATGGGACCATCCTCAAGGAGAAGGGCTTCGTTCTCTCCTACGACCAGATCGCCGAGCTGAAGGCCCAGGCCAAGGCCCTGGGGGCAAAGGCACCAGCTGCGCCCGCGCCCGCCCCGCCCAAGGGCACGCCCGCCCCATCCAAGGGCACTCCCAAGAAGACGCCTGCGGAGCACTACCTGGAGATCCAGGCAGCTGGCACCAAAAACGGGCTACCCCCGACATTGGGCGAGATGAAGGAGGGGCTAATCGCAGCGGGCGTGCCCGGTGCCAAGACCATGAGCATGAGTAAGCTCATGGAGCTGGCCATGGAGGCCGACAAACTCAAGAAGGCTGCGGGGGTCTCCGCGTCCTCCCCCAAGGCGGACGTGCCAGGCCTCAAATCGCCAAAGCTAGCGGGCAAGCAGCTTGGCTCCGTGTCGTCCCAGTCCCTTGCCAAGCTCAAGACGTACTTTGCGGGCGGAGGGGATGTGCCGGGCGCGCACGAGATGCTGGGCAAGATCTTCGGCACCACGTACAAGCCCGACATGGGCATGGACCTGATCGAGCTGGCCCAGTACGAGGTGACGACGGGCAAGGTCGTCGCCAAGCCATACCTGGCGGCATCCTACACCGCCGCGGACCTGGCGGCGGCTGAGGCTGCCAAGATGGCGTCCAAGGCAGCCGCCAAGGCGGACCTGCTGAAGGCTATCGGCGTGCCTGCCAGGCCGGCGCTTACCCCGCGCGAGGGCATACCCCCGCCCCCAAGATTTAACAACCAACAGCGGCGTGCAGCTATTGAGCACTATGATAGGCTCAGCGAGTCTGTCACCAAGAAGATCAACGCCGCCCAGAAGGCGGCGGGCCTGCCGGAGGTGACCGTGGAGGAGGCCTCGGCCATCCACGCCTACACGGGCTCGACGTACACGGTCCTGAACAAGTCACTCCGCAAGGGCGACTACCAGACCAACCTGGCGCTCCAGGCGTACGTCGAGGCGGCGCAGCACGGCATGGCGAAGATGCCCAAGTTCGTCGGCATGACGTCCAGGGGCATGTCGATCTCCGAGAGCGACCTGGACAAGGTGCTGTCGGTCTACAGGGTGGGCCAGGTGGTGGAGGAGGCCTCGTTCATCTCGACCTCGGCGGGCGACAAGGCCGCCTTTGGCGGCAACGTGCTCATCCGTATCATTGGCAAGAGGGGCGTCGACGTGGCGCCCTTCAGCAAGTACCCGGGGGAGCGCGAGGTGTTGTACATGCCCGGCACGCGCCTGAAGGTCCTCTCGGCCGAGGTCGACACTTACAGCGGGAAGCACATCATCACAATGGAGGAAATCTGATGGAAGACTTTGAGCCGGGGCCCGGCTGGGCGGAGAAGACGGGCTTCGCCCCTGGCGTGCCCGAGGACGACACAGCCATCCCGGTCGTGCGCTACCAGGCGCTGATGGGCAACGTGTACACCCTGGTCCGCTGGCAGGACGGGTCGACCGTCCGCGGCGAAGTGCCGCTGGCCGAGCTTGTCGCCCTGGTCGGTGGGCCCGTGCGCGAGGGCTGGTACGACGCGGCCGGCGCGTACCTGGGGGCGTCGATCTCCCTGGAGTAAACACTGGCTCCCAATGCGCTAGGGCCGCGGTAACTTGCAGGTCTACAACCAACCCGGGCGCGAAGCCCGAACAACCCGCGCGATGCGGAGAAGGAGAAGCAAGCATGGATTTTGTCTTCGGCGAGAATACGACGGTGGCGGACATCAATAAGGTCCCCGAGCAGTTCCGCGGGCTGTACGCCCAGGGTGACAGCGGCTACACCCTGAAGGACGACTACAAGGGCGTCGTGGGTGCGGTCGACGGTCTGAACAAGTCCCTGAAGGCGTCCCGCCGCGAGGCCGACGAGTTCCGCAAGAACCGCGTCGACACAGGCGCCTACGCCGCCGTCGGCCAGCTGTTCGGCCTTGAGGGCGACGAGGCGACGAGCGCCGAGTCGATGCGCGCCGCCGCCGAGAAGATCATCAGCGAGTCCAAGGACGGCAAGGTCAACTGGGAGAAGATGAAGGGCAGCCTCGAGCAGGGCTACAAGAAGCAGCTCGAGGGCAAGGACGGCGAGCTGTCGGCCATGGGCAAGACCCTGCAGAAGTACCTGGTGACGACCGCGGCCGTCCAGGCCATCGCATCCAACAAGGGCGTGCCGGAGCTGCTCCTGCCACACATCCAGGGGCAGACCAAGGTCATCAAGGAGGGCGAGGACTACGTGGTCCGCGTCGTCGACCAGGCGGGCGACCCGCGCGGCAACGCCTCCGGCGGCTTCATGACCGTCGAGGACCTGGTGAAGGAGATGAAGGCGAGCACCGTCTTCGGGCGTGCCTTCGAGAGCGAGGCCAAGGGCGGCAGCGGCACCCCGCCGGGCAGCCAGCAGCGCCAGCAGCAGCAGGGGCGCGAGCTCTCGGCGACCGAGAAGATCGCCCAGGGCCTGGCGAAGCGCCAGCAGCGCGGATAGAACGAGGTTAGGATGGCCCAGGGGCACTTCGGTGCCCCTTTTCCATTGTACCTAGCGTGTTCTAGCCGCCGTGAGGAACGACACGACCTGGGCCTCCAGGTGGGGCCACTCGATCACGCGGTGGAGGAGCCTCGGCTCAGGCAGCTCCCGCGTCATGAGCCCCCACAGGCTCCCCGCCACGGCGGCCACCGAGTCCGAATCCCCGTCATGACAGATGGCCAGCATCAGCAGCTCCTCGAAGGACCCCGCCTGCGCCACGGCCCACAGGGCCATCTCCACGCACTCCTTCGCGTAGAAGCCCGCCCCGAGCGCGCGGATCGAGGCCGCCGACCGGATGCTGTGGGGTATCGCCAGGGTCGCCGAGGGCCCCTCGTTCATGAGCAGGTCGGCGAAGGCCATGTACTGGCTCACGGCGTCCAGGTTCTCGGCGTGGTCGTGGGTCACGGAGGAGGACTCCATGGCGATCCTGAACCGCTGCCCGTACTGGTAGGGCATGCACACGAAGGGCAGCAGCTTCATCACAGACCCGCAGCCCCTCGCGGTGTTCTGCGCCCGGGTGCCGTGCTCCTTGAGCTCCCGCAGCGCGGACATGGTCGCCGTGCCTGGGGCCCGCGACGCGTTGAAGCAGTCTGGGACCTCGTAGCAGCCGTCCGTCTGCGTGTCGTACCAGTTCTGGTACTCGATGAGCAGGGCCTTCTTGGTGTCCTCGCCGTGGTGCAAATGGCGCTCCATGGCTCGCAGGCCGAAGTAGGCCATCTGGGTGTCGTCTGTGATCCCGACCCGGCTCTGGGCGCGGATGTGCTTGAGCACCTCGGCGGTCGTGATGCTCCGCCGGAACTCAAACTTGTTGCCCAGGGCGTCGCCCACGGCCTGGCAGGCCAGGGCGGCCAGCAGCGCGTTCTTCATGGTATCCCCCTTGTTAGAGTTGGTCTTGGGCGCGGGCCTTGTTCAGGGCCGCGATGAGGCAGTCGATGGAGTCGGCGTCCACTACCATGTCGACGCCCATGCGGTTCTGGATGACGTAGGTAATGTGGTCGCCCTGCACCTCACGTCGGACGGTGCCGTAGACGAGGCGGCTCTCGCCCGGAGCGTCCTTGTCGTAGACGGTCGAGGCGGAGTAGACGACCGGGGCGACGGGCTTGGTGTTTGGGCTGTGCTTGTTCATGTCGTGCTCCAGGTGTTCGGTTGGTATGGAGTCATTATGCGGGGAAATCCCCTAGCTGGGAGCCCCCTACCTCCTATTTATTTCTATTATTTTCTAGATCTAGATCAAAGAAATAAAAATATAAGGAGAGTATAGGGTATAAGTCGTTGATTCTGAAGGCATTCTGGGGCATCTAGGGGTTCTAGGGCATTCTCGTGTCGGTCGGTCCCGCAGCAGCCTGGCCGAGGACGGCCGACTCCGAGGGGCATGCCCCGGCCGTTTCCTGGGACAACACCGAGCCGAAGCCCCGTACGGCCCGAAAAGTCCCGAAAGCCAGACGCACCTAGGCTTCAACTGTCTGGGCCGGCCTTTTCCGACGTCCAGACGGTCTAGCTGCGATGGCTCACGGGGTTACGCCGGCCCAGGCCCCGGGGTAAACTCTGGTCTGAGAGCACGCGAGCGAACAGGCTCGCATGTCCCCTGCCGAGGCGTGACGTCGACGCGGGGCGACCGGTCGGGCGATCCGGCACCCTGTAAGACACCTCACTCAAAAACCCCGATAGGAGATTCAAATGGCATCAGTCACCCTGGTGGAAAGCGCCAAGCTGGCTCAGGACGAGCTGGCGGCAGGCGTCATCGAGAACATCATCACCGTCAACGAGCTCTTCGAGCTGCTGCCCTTCGACGGCATCGACGGCAACTCGCTGGCCTACAACCGCGAGAACGTCCTGGGCGACGTGCAGATGGCAGGCGTCGGCGCCACCATCACCGCGAAGAACCCGGCGACCTTCACCAAGGTCAACTCGGGCCTGACCACCATCATCGGCGACGCCGAGGTCAACGGCCTGATCCAGGCCACCCGCTCCGGCGACGGCAACGACCAGACCGCGACCCAGATCGCCTCGAAGGCGAAGAGCTGCGGCCGCAAGTTCCAGGACCAGATGATCAACGGCGACGGCACGGGCGACAACCTGACCGGCATGCTGGGTCTGGCAGCGGCCGGCCAGGTCCTGCAGGCGGGCAACTCCGCCGCCAACGGCAACAACCTGACCTTCGAGGACCTGGACGCCCTGATCGACATGGTGCTGGACAAGGACGGCCAGGTCGACTACCTGATGATGAACGGCCGCACCCGCCGTGCCTACCTGGCCCTGCTGCGCGCCCTGGGCGGCACCAGCCCGGGTGACATCTACGAGATGCCATCGGGCAAGAAGATCCCGTCGTACCGCGGCATCCCGATCCTGCGCAATGACTGGATCCCGGTGAACCAGACCAAGGGCACCTCGACGAACTGCACCTCGGTCTTCGCGGGCACCTTCGACGACGGCAGCCGCACCCACGGCCTGGCTGGCCTGACGGCCCAGAAGGAGTCGGGCATCCACATCAAGTACGTCGGCGAGAAGGAGACGGCGGACGAGTCCATCACCCGCGTGGTGTGGTACTGCGGCCTGGCCCTGTTCTCCGAGAAGGGCTTGGCGGTCCTGAAGAACGTCACCAACTAAACGGCGGCTCGCTCCCCGGCCCCGGCAAGTCTACAATGGGCTTTCCGGGGCCATTTCACACCCAGAATAATATCGACCAACCCACAGAAGGAGGTATCGCACCATGTCGACAGTCACCCAGAAGTTTGTGCTGGTAGGAGCCCACAAGGGCAAGACCGTGGCGGTCAACGGCCACGAGTTCGTGGACGGCGAGTACGTGTTCCAGGGCAGCCACGAGAGCATGGCGACCCTGACCCGCATCTTCGCGTACTACGACGCCATCCCCGAGGAGCAGGCGATCGCCGCCGCGAAGGACGAGGAGCTCGCCAAGCTGCGCGCCCAGGTCGCCGCGGGCCAGAAGGCACAGGCGATGCCCGTGACCGCAGCCGCCGCAGAGGCCATCGTGGAGGCCGCGAAGCCGGCCACAGCAGGCGCCCCCGCTGCAGCCGATGCCTCCGGCAAGTTACCGCTGGCCGAGGCGATCGGCCTGCTGAGCCCGGACGCGGACGAGCACTGGACGTCGAACAACCTGCCGTCGCTCCAGTACCTGAGCGACGTGACTGGCAAGGCGGTGTCCCGCACCGACGTGGACGCGATCGCCGAGGGCTACACCCGCGCCAAGGCCCGCACCGCCAAGGCAGCGCAGTAAGTAATCAACTAGAAGGGGAACAGGCATGGCACTCACGGTACAGACCTCCCGGGGCGACGTCGACTCGGCAAACTCCTACGCAGGCCTGGAGCTGATGAAGTCCTACCACGCCGACCGCGGCGTGAGCCTGGCCCCCTTCACCGACGACCTGCTCTCTCAGGCATTGGTGAATGCGACCGATTTCTTAGACAGCCGGTACTCGTTCATCGGGTCCCCGCTGCGGGCCCAGCAGGGCACGCAGTGCCCCAGGTACCTGACCGACCGCACGGCGGAGCACTTCCCGCGGGACTTCAGCACCCTGGAGCCCGCGTACCTCCTGACCACCCCGCAGTGGACCGCCCTGGCCCGCGCCTGCTGCATGCTCGCGTACAGGCACCTCAAGAAGCCCGGCGGGCTGATGCCGGACCCAACCTTCGATGCCACGGGGCAGAAGGTCGCCAAGAAGACCACGAAGGCGGGGCCCATCGAGACGACCGTCGAGTACCAGGACGGGTCGGGCGCGACGGCCGTTCCCAGCTACCCGGCCGTCGACCTGATGCTCAAGAACGTGGGCCTGGTCCGCTCGCGCTCCAGCGGCTCCATGGCGAGGGGCTGACGTGTCCGCCCTCTACGAGCAGATCCGCGCGGACGTGGACCAGCTGCTGGCCGAGCTGGGCCGCCCCATCCGCTTCCGCCGCTACACGTACGTGGTCGACCTGGTCGAGGGCACCTCCGTGCCCACGCTCTCCTCCGAGCAGGTGCTGAGCGCCGCCACGGTGCCCCCGACGGGCAACATGCTGACGGACCTCGGCGTCACCTTCATGTCCGACGTGCAGGCGGACACGCAGGTCCGCTTTGCCCTGGTGTCTGCCGAGGGTGCCCTGTTCGCCCCGGGGCCCAAGGACAAGGTCGAGCTGGGGCAGTACGCCGCCGACGGCTCGGCGGCCTTCGACAGCCGCGTGTGGGACATGATCGGCTGCTCGCCCCTCGACATCGACGGGACGGCCGTGTTCTTCGCCGTCGGCTTCAGGCTGCCGTCATGACGCAGTCGTTCACCGCGGCCGTGCAGGCCTGGGGCGTGGACGCACTGATCCGGGTGGACAAGGTACGCCGTGCCAGTGCGCTGGAGCTCATCTCGCTCGTCATCACTGCCACGCCGGTCGACACGGGCATGCTCCGCGGCAACTGGCAGACGAAGCTCAACGCCCCGGTCACCTCCCACATCGTGCGCCTCGACAAGGGTGGCAACGCGGCCATCGCGGAGGCCCTGGCGAACCTGGGCAGCATGGTCGACGTGGTCTACATGACGAACAGCCTGCCGTACGCCGAGAAGATCGAGTACGAGGGCTACTCCAGGCAGGCCCCCCAGGGCATGCTCCGGGCCAACGTCGCCAAGTGGCAGCGGATCGTCAAGGCGAAGGCGAAGGCGTACCTGTGACCGACACCGTCGACGACATCCACAAGGCCCTCCTGGCGGGCGTACGGGCCTGCGTCGAGCTCCCCCTCGCAGGCACCAACCTCCCATTCGAAAAGCCCACAGGAGGCCAACCGTGGGCCCGCGCGCTCGTCATCAGCAACGAGCCCTCGGCGGCTACCCTGGGTGACGGCGGAGCGGACGAGGCCGACGGCATCCTCCAGGTGGACCTGAACTTTCCCCTCTTCGAGGGCTCCGCGGGGGTCACGGCCGCGGCGGAGCAGGTCCGTGTGTACATGCGCCCCGGGCGGATCCTCGGGTACGGCGACGCCCGCGTGCACCTGGCCGGACATGCCGCCCCCAGAAGTGCCGAGG